TTAATTCCCACTTTCAAATTCTTCAAGTGCTTTGTAATACTCACTTCCCTTAATTTCTGTGAACCCATCACTCTCTGGTGTTATTCCATTCTTTTTAGTTTTAACATTCATATAGCATTTTCCGTCATGTTCAAATCTGGTAACTGAATAACCGCCGTAACGCAATTCCTTAAAATAATCTTCTTCTCTAACTGAATGATTATTAATTATGATTTTTCTCTCAATGCATAATTCTTGAAACTCTTTTAATGTCTTGCTGTTTGCTCTGAAGCTACGCATCATAACATCGGAATCACAGAATATATTGACAGGTTTTAATAATTCCTTACCGAACTTTGCATTATTTTCTTCACAATCCTCAACGTAAAGACGAATACTGTGTTTTTCGAAATCTTCAAATGGTCTATTGCAAAATCCATTTCCGCCGATATGATATGCGTGTCCTGCAATTCCTTTTTCGTCAAAAAATTCATTTATCAATTTTCGTCTTTCTTCGTCATGGACGTTGTAATCTTTAATTTCATTTAAAAAATCTTCATTCGTAACAATATAGAATTTTTCCATGTTTTTTCTCCTTTTTAACTCAACTGCGAATTAAGCAAATCTAAGTTGACCGGTCTGATCTGCTTCGATCTGCATATTCGGCATCCGTTCAGCAACGCACAATTCCGGTAAATTTGCTTTTACCAATGCTGCAGGAATCGGCGGACACACTGCATTGCCGCATCTTCTGACCTGTTCGCTTCTCGGATATGTCTTGCCTGTATAGTCATGGTCAATTATGTAATCATCTGGAAATCCCTGGCATCCATACAGTTCCTTTGGTTCCAGCATACGAAGCCCGATATCTACAATCTGATAATCTACACCCTCGATCGTCACCAATCCAAATCTATCCTTGGTTGTAACTGTATCAAGTGGCTTTTCGATGTCTTGCCCTGTGGCATCTCCATAATATTTGATTAGAAACGCTCTAACCTCGCCAAAGTGACCGGCAGATGTTGTGATCGTGTGTAACGGCTCTCTCTCGTCTTGTCCTATTCCCGATTTATAGAACTTGCTCAAAAATGATGTAACCAATCCGTATCGGTTCGAACCATCCACGGTCATAATCGGATCTTTAATCGTCTGTCCTCTGACTTCTCCCTGTGCCGTCTCGGAATGATATTGAATCAGAGTTGTACTGATAAGGCAATGTTCATTCTTGCTCACAATCGTTGTAAGGGGTTCCCGTACACCCTTACTCCGATCCTTTGTGAACCCGGTCTGCCCGATCTGTACCATATATGGCTCAACTAACAAGTGGCTGCCAACTGTCGTAAGAGTCCCTATTGGCTTCTGAACGTCCTGCGCCTCATTATTGTATTTGCACTGTACCATGTATGGCTCCACAATCCCGTAACCATGCTTTCCAGTGATTGTAGGCATCGGCTCTCGGATGTCGTTCGGTCTGCGTTCGCCACCGTGGTTGCACTGGATAATAAATGGTTCCGGGTTCTCAAGCACAAACTTTTTCAGTCCTCTTGCAATCCTGTCCATCGTCTTTTGTGCCAGTGGTCTTACTGCCCGGATTCCGTATTTTTCTTTTATTTCTTCTGAAGTATCAAAGATACTTGGACAGGGCAAGGAAAAATCCAACTGTGTGTATGCTCCAACATATGGCTTTAATAGTCCTTTCTTCACCTCTTCGCTGTCTACAGGTGCGTGTGTCGGCTCTGGCCATACAATCGGCTTGCCATCACACCGGGCAATCATAAAGAATCGTTTACGCATGGTCGGCGCACCATAATCTGCCGCTACCAACTCCTTGAACTGCACCTCATATCCTAGATCAGTAAGCTGTTGCACAAATTTTTCAAAAGTCCTGCCCTGTTTACTCTTGATCGGATGATGCCGCCTGTTTAACGGTCCCCAGGTTTTAAATTCTTCCACATTCTCCAGCATAATTACTCTCGGTCTTACAAGTCCAGCCCATCTTAAGGCTACCCATGCAAGACCTCTAATGTTTTTATCTTTTGGCTTTCCGCCTTTTGCCTTACTGAAATGCTTACAATCCGGCGAAAACCAGGCAAGTCCAACCGGGTGCCCATTGCATGCTTTCGCCGGATCAACAGCCCACACATTTTCACAGTAATGCTCTGTGTTTGGATGGTTCGCCCTATGCATCTTAATAGCTTCCGGATCGTGATTGATTGCTATATCTACGCTATAGCCGGTTGCTAGTTCTATTCCGGTTGACGCTCCGCCGCCACCGGCAAAATTATCTACTATCAGTTCTCCGTTAATCATTTTTCAAAGGAACCAGATATATCGTTACCCCGGCCGGAGGTTCGGCTCCTTTCTTGAATTTTTACTTACTTTGATTTATTATTATATTGTCTCTATGATAGGCAGGCGGGTAGAACCGTTTGGGGGAAGGGAATTCGGTTGGCAGTCATAAAATTCATTGCAACTTTAATAATTGCCCTTTGTACTTTTAGTACAGAAATGGAGAATGCTATGGCAAAACAAATTCCAACCACACAAACAAGTAACACTTTGGTCAGCACAACTGCCGACCGCCCTTCTACCTATCCTAAAGACTTTTATTTTATACTTAAGTAACACATAATCCCACAATCCGGCATAATTTCTGTATTCATGTCTCCCCTATTCGGTTCTAACTCATCCAGATATACCGGACCGTTCTTGTCTTTCAACATGGAGTGTCCTACTTCTCTTTCCAACTTCGCCCGACCAGTGAATATTTCTGGAAAATCTTTTCTGATTCTATTCCAGTAACCCATACCGCCTTTAACGCATCCAATACAATTATTATTTGGATATCCAAGGTCATACATCAAAGGTCGGGCAAAATCAAAAGTCCGTTCAAACAATCCATGTACCTCTTCTTTTGAGAGGTTTTTGTCAATCAGCGGAAATTCGTGTGCGGCTTGCGGATTTGCTTCAATCGTCCGCTCTGCCCGGTTCTTTTCCTTAAGGTCGAATCCCCAGACGTAAGTCAATTCACAATCCTTATGTCGTTCCTCCCACTCTTTTCTCACTCTCTTTTTGAGCCAGTTCGTGCAAGGTGCGAATCCGTTTGCCGGATTTCTAAATCCTCCAAATGTTCTTACGCAATCCTCTACACATCTGTACTCGCTTGATTTCAGTATCTGAATTTCTTTCCCGATTGCTTTCTCGCAATCTTTAATAAACCTGATACTGTCCTCATGTTGGTCTGCAATGTCAATGTAAATCCATTCGTCTACATTCCCTGCTAAATATCCAGCCATAAAACTTGATATTCCTGCGCTTACCCAACATACTTTTAATCTTTTCATGACAACCACTTAACAGATTGCTCTGTGTCCGTGGATAAGGAATTACGGCTCCCAATAGTGCCATACGACACCGCTAATTAAATTCCTTTTGTTCTCGCCTTTCTTCACCTTTAGGCGGTCAACCTTGGTCTACCAAGGCTTCTGTCATTACTCCTTTCTCATTCCATCTGCTTTTAAAATTTCATCTAAGCAGGCATTCCAACCTTCAACAATGCCTGTTTCTTTACTGTTCATATAAGAATTACCTGTTTTCTTCTCCGGAAGTTCCCGGAGTGGGCACCAATCAGGCTTTGCTTTTTCTGGATTTGTACTCCAAGGATTTTCTACATCTACTGCATGACACCGTTCGTCTAAATCAAAAAACTTACACATTGTGCAATCATGCGGCATGTCCATAACCAATACTGCTTTAGCCATCTACTCCACCGCCTTTCACAATTTCGATTGTATGCTCATAACTTCTTGCTTTCTCTTTCCCCAAATTACTGTCGTATGCATTCTCCCAAAACTTTCGCTCATTTTCCAACTGCTCCACAACCTTGTCCGAGTCATAGGCGGTCGGCTCATCATTAACAGCATCAACCATCATATCTAAATCTGATGTATTTCTGTGTAATTTCTTCCGCAACTCTATCGCAGAGTTGAGAAGAAACAACAAATGATCCGCATCAATCAGCCTCATCGTTCGCCCTCCTGTTCCAATCTGTAATTGCTTTCGTTCGCTCGTCTTTACCTGTTCTGATGCCTCCGCCCTGATCCATGTACATCTCACATTCATAGCTTTTTGGAAGTTCTGTTCCGCATTTCATACATTTGATTTTGAACATTACACCAACAGCCGAATTTGATGACTTATTTGTAATGGTTAAGAACATTGCTTTTCCACCACAGAACGGGCATGGTTTAAGTTCTTCATTCATTCTTCATCACTCCAATCAATTTTTCTTAAACAATTTGGACATCCATAAGGTTCTTCTACTTGATGCCCACAATCTGGACAATAACCAACATGTTCTTTATGTTTCTGATATCCAAAATAACTATTCGTTACATGCATTGGTTTCTTTGATTTCTGCTTCTCCATCGCCGCCCGGCATTCTTCCGGTGTGCCGATTGATTCATACTCTGCGCATTCTTCCAAGGCTTTTCCAATCGTTCCATGCTTTTTAACAAGCCAAACATACTTCATAGCTTCTTTTAATTCTTCCAGTGTACCAATCGCACGGTACTGCTGTACTTCTTCAAGCGCATTGATTGCCGTCTGCTTAGCTTTTATCGCCAAATCCCCATGTGCTTCAATCATATTTAAAACGTTAATTGCTTCACTCTCCATCATGGCTACACCTCCAACAGTTCCGGGTTATCAATCATGTTGCCGATCACTTCAAAATTCTCTGAATCAAAATCATCCAGTGCCTCGTAGTCATCACAGCCCGGCTCATTCGTACACCATCCGTTTTCATGCCACACGACACGCTTTCTCGTCTCATCTTCTGGAAACTCATCATCGATATGCCCTGAAAGAATGTCATTCTCGAATATCAGCTTGCCGTTCTTATCCTTAAGTCCGGTGCACTGGCAGATTGTCTCTTCTTCAATAACTGTATTGGGTTGTACACCGCTAAATCCATCCCATTGCACCCATATATTATCTGTCAATGTTCTTTTACCTCTGTATAAATGTCTATCTTCCATCCTTTTCCTCCATTTCTTTCAGTTTGGCTTCGGCTTCCTCTTGTGATAAAAACCAGGTTTCCTTGTACATTTTTTCTGGCAGGATTCGGCCTGTACCATATTCCCGATCTTTGTCACACTCTATATACCATCCTTTTTCTGTAAAAGTAATCAAGGCTACTTTCTGATGATAAACTTTGTTGTTCTCCTGGTGCAGACTTAAAATATTTAATTCACAATTGACTTTGCTAGGAATTATATATACATCTGAGCCAATTCCACACGGCAACTGCAGAAGCAATCCCTGCTCCTCGGCATCCTCATAGTCTTTGAGTTTCCGATATACGGCATCTATTTCCTCGCAATCCGGTTCACATGCCCTTTCCCACAGTTCATCATCAATCCATGATGGATTCCTTTCTGTTAATCTTTCCATGTTGCTTCCTCGCTTTCTGCTTTTCCTTTTCCTCACATGGCTTACAAAGCCTACTACACCAACCGCATGGTGTTATGTATGGACATTCTTCTCCAAGTCTCATGCTATTCCTCACTTTCTGCCTTAAGCCACTTTAATAAGCACTCATAACAATTACAATTATCATTTTTGTCGCAATCAATTTCTGCTAACCCATTTTCATTCGGACACATCATATTGACTGCCAGCTCCTCATCCGTCATGCTTCTGATCCGGTCTGCGTTGGTCTGTGGTGATGTCATAATTTCAAAGCATTCATCTCTCCAAGCTAAAACATTTTCAAGCTTGTATGAGCTGTAGCCGACATTATAATGATTCTCTCCAATTTTCTTGTACTTGATTTCATAATACGGATCTTTATCTATCATTGTTACGATAATTTCTAAGTCTGAAACCTTAATACGTTCGCCCTTTGGTTTCTTAGCCATGCTTTTCATACACTCTGTCATATTTCTACCTCACTAAATCCGTTATTTTAACAGATACCCCTTTATATTTACCGGTGCGACAATACTCTGCGGTATCAAAAAAACAAATGCATCCATCGTCTTTTCCGGTATCGTCACTTCCTGCAAGTGCTATGCTTACGCCATTTCTTACCAATGTATTTTTTAACAGCATCAGTACTGCTTCTATCTCCTGCTTGGTTTCATTTGTCATTGTCATACCGCCTTTCCCGCTACAATATCCCAATGCTCGTCCTCGATAAAGCTTTGTCGAATAATCTGATCTGAGCAATAATGCTCTTTGCAACCTGGTTGTTTTCTACAATACGAATCAATATAAAATGCAACCCATTTCATAAACTCATTAATTTTCTCATTTGAAAATTTGTATGTTTCTTTTAACACCGGAATTGTCAAAAGAAGTGTTGATAAAAACGCACTGTCAATATTAACTGTCGCTCCAAGTACTGCTCTGTTTTTGCCAATATCTGCCATGTATAATTTGTTTGACATTGGTATGCTTTTTACAAAACCAGTCACGTCTATTTTCTTTTCAATGCAATATCTAAGCATATCTTCACTCGTCACTTCGCTATTATCATCGTCTTGCCATGCTGTTCTCCTGCTAATAACCTTGTTATAAAAATTTGTCATTTGTCGGAAAGTCAGCCCGAACTTGTCGTACAAAATTATGAGAAATATGTACGCCATGTGATCTGCGATATTATCTCCAAGCTTGCATTTTGCAAGTTCTTTTTTGTACGCACTCGCATATATCATTGTTTGCTTTTGTTGTACTCTATGCATTTTATTTTCCTTGCACCTCCATCCTGTATCTCCTCTCGACATCTTCAAAGTGACTAAATACAAGGCTTTGAACATATTTTGATATGTTTGTCTTTGAATACTTTTCAATCAGCAATTCGCCCTGTTTCATCATTTCTTCAAACCACGAATCTCCATCGTCAGCTTTGTAAAACTGCTGTCTGAAAATGTAGTAATCTTTAAAAAACTGCCACTCTTCCGAACCTTTTTCAAATTTTGCACTTGCCATAATCAATCACCTGTTAGTCAAATGGTGTTCCACCACTCGCTTCCCGGAATCCATCTTTCTGCCGCAACCTCGCTTGAATCTGCTCTATCGTTTCCGTTCGCTCCGTGAAATTCATGTGGTCTCCATCGAACTTAAGAACCTCTTTTAAATGTGTTCCCTGCCTTTGCTTTTCAATTTTCCAACCCTTATACACTCCATCTTCATCAAGATTCCATAGCAAAATAATGTTTGATGCATCCTGCTCAATGTCTCCGGATTCTCTCAATTCTGCCATTGTCGGCTCTTTCGTTTCCCTTGCTTCTGACGCTCGATTAAGCTGTGACAATAAAATGATTGGTACGTGCAGTTCCGTTGCCAACGCTTTGATTGCCTTTGAAATATCCCCGACTTCTGACGCTCGATTGCTAAATCTCCGGTCAGCTTTGATTAACTGCAAATAGTCAATTACGATCACATCATATCTTTGATGTCTGCATTCTGCCCGGATTTCACTTACGGATTTTGCTCCGGTAGAAATCGTGATATTGTACTCAGAAAGCTTGCTATTCGCTTTTTCGAAAGCTTCTTGCTCTCCACCGAGAAATGTTTTTGCCCGGCGAACCCTTGTTAGACCGATTTCAGACATTCGGGAAACGAAACGTTCATACACCTGCGATTCATTCATTTCAAGGTTGTAGTAGCCAATGTTATAGTCCTTTTCTGCCATCTGCCCGATCATCTGGGTAACGATTGCAGATTTACCAACTCCCGGTCTCGCACCGATGGCGGTAATATCTCCACCCTCTAAGCCACCAAGGCAATCATCTGTATGATAGAATCCAGTTTTTATCAATCCCTCGCCTACGTGTTCATTGAAGTAATTACCTTTATTTTCCACAACAATCTGTTTCATGGTTTTTGAATGAACGGTTTTGCTCCCTTGAATTTCTTCAAGCTTTGTGAGAACTTCGGCTATAGAGTTATCAATATCGCACGGTCTAAGACTTACTTCTTGGAAAAGCTTCTTTGTCTCTCTCGCACGCCAATCTTTAACCACTGTATCTGCATAGCTTGTTATGATTGCAGATACCGGTGCAATCATCACGCATTCCTTAAGATCTGCTGCAATCATTTCTGGGTCCCACTTATGATTTTCAAGGGCTTGCGAAAGTGATATGATATTAATGTTTTCGCCACGATCATACATAGCAAGCATTTCAGCAAAAGCATCTTGGCAAAATTCTGTACTAAACATTTCCGGCTTTAATTTGTTATAAACCTTGTACATGGAATCATTGTCGATTAGTGCACAACCAATCACTCCGATTTCCGCTTCTGTCAACTGCTCTCACCTCTTTCTCTTTGTTCAACAACCCGAATCCAGTAATCGCAATCTTCTTTCAGCCACTCTCCGTATTTTGGAATGTAACGGTAATTCGTATCGTTTGGATTCTTCTCTGTGTAGTCAGTAATATATGCCACTGTAGCTTCGTATATTAACTTTGCGACTGCTTTTCTGTTTGGCTCGATAACTTCTAATAGCTTATCTAACCAAGCTGTCTTGGCGGAAACTAACGATGTTTTCTTTGGATACGCTTTAATTGTGTATTCCCATCCCCATTCCGCATCAAAATCCTCAATAGCGTTACCGGGAGAACTTTCTTTGGTATTTTCTTTCTCTTTATCTGTATCTTTTTCTTTATCTTCTTCTCTTTCTATTGCGTTACCATCCGTTTCCGTAACGTTACATTCAAGCTGTTTTTGCTTCTCACGGTGCTTTTGTACACGTTTCCTTGTCTGCTCTCGTATTCGTTCAAGTCCATCAACGCTTTGATATTCTTCCCATCCGGGAATTGTCAGATATGCAGAATCCATTGTTATCATGCTTAACTCTTCAAGTGCTTTCAGTGCCATGATAACGACGTTTTCCTCAAATCCAAGTTCATCAGCAAGCATTTTTGGCGTATATGGAATATTTTCAGTCAAATAGATCATCCCACCGGAATTACATCTTCCTGCCATTGTGAGAAGCATTACCCAGATCAGAACAATATCATTTCCTGCCGGAAGTTTTCTCAAATGCTTTATCTTTCTATTGTCAAACATATCCGTGGTTAATTTAATCCACTTCACTTCCGCCATCTGCATTTCCTCCAAGTAACTCAATAACCTTTTCTCCGGCATTCTCTGGTCGGCAAAATACAAATTCAACACCATACTTAAGCTGCATTGTAAGCATGGCTTTTGCCAATTTATCGCCGGATGTCGGTTTTGCTTTCGGTAACGGCTTATTCAGCCAATTTCCTTGACTATGCATAAATGCAATCTTGTTATATCTGTGAAGTCTCGGATTTTGCCATTTAAAGACATCCTGCACGCATTTAACTCCGTCCGTATTCTCTACAAGCACATACAATTTAATTCCATTGTTCTGCGCTAAAATGCACTCGTCGCGGAATCTTGGATGTGCTTTACCGCAAATATTTCCAACAATCTCCTGCATATCCTTTTTTGTATCAACGGAAACATCATATGTTCCAAGAAAATCCATCTTTTTAAGTTCTAACTTTCTAGCTGATTTTCTGCGAACAACATCTGCTGCCTTATCCGTGGCGATTATGTAATCTCCAACCGGCAATGGCGCACGCAAGACCTCTATATCGTGACTTTTAAAATATCTGTTCTTAAGGATATGCAAGCCCTCTTTCTGTCCTTTATCCTCAATTATTAACACTTATTCTCCTTTCTGGCGGTCACACTCGGAAACCGCCAAAGGTATCCCATGGCTTTTGATAAAATGTTTGTGATATATTAAATTCCTTGCCAAAATTTCAGATACCGCATGAATGGGTTTCTTTTAGGCAAATGCCAAGGTGTTACAACCTTATGAAATAACTGTAAACTGCTTCAGATCTGCAAGCTCTTCTTTCAAATATGCTTTAATATTGTTCATGGCTTCGTTTTTCCATGCTCCACCATCAGCTTCAAAAATTCCACACTGTACGCCACATGATGATTTCATTCTGAAAATAAAATCACTTGCCGGCTGCTCAACCTCTAAAAATGTTCTGTATGGAATCAAATTGACGGGATTTGGTACTACAGCATCCGCTTTGCTTGTTAATCCAGTTTTAACAGTTGCTTTCTGTGTAACGCCATCGTCACCATACTGTGCAACAGTTCCGTCCTCCACCGTTCCTGCGAATTTCAACACAAGGTCTCTGTCTGTATTTGGAAGAAATTTCGACTGTAAAGCAATAACAAAACTTTCGTGGTCAACAAAATTTCCAAAACGGAAATCCGGCAACTCTGCGTTTACCTCTACCAAGTATTCGCGCTTTCTATCGTCATCAAGAGACGAATACAAGTGAACTTTTGTCGGGGAAACTACGTGAACAATCATCTTTTCTGCCATGCTATCAATGTTCGCTTTGATATACTCTACAAAACTTGTCAGTGTTTTCATTTCGATTGCATTCGCATACGGAACATAGCTAATGCGGCTAAGTGGCTTATCCGAGTATGTTTCTCCGTCAATATTCTTAATAACTGGTTCTTTCAATCCATTGATATACTCTAATGCTGCTTTAATCATAAAATTCTACCTCAACTTTCCCTTATGCTTGTTTTGCCTGTCTGAAATCAACGACACCATCATTTTCTTTTGCACTTTCTTCCTCGACAATTTCTCCTGTTTCTGTATCAACAATTTTTCCATCCATCTGCTGCTCTTTCTGATAATCATCAATAGAAATCTGTCCTTTAATACCTGGTCCGTATTCTTCCGCAAGAACTTCTCCGGTTGTAAGATTTGTTCCAAGGGCAAACTTTGTCTCTACCGGCTTCGGCTGTGCAAGTTTCTTTTCTACGGAAATTTCACAAGTAGCATCGTCTCTGTCTTCGTTCTGTGTGAATTTCAACTTGATAACTACCTCACGTTTGTTCTTCCACGGTGTATTAGGATCCTGCATATTCTCAAAAACATCCTGCAATGCTTTCTGTGATTTTTCCTGCAATGCACCGCCTGCTAATTCTGCTAAATCAATTGGATTCATAAAAAATTCCTTTCTGTGCATGGTTAATAGTTGCTATATATAAAATTGACCGGTCAAAATTATCGTTTGTCAGAACGGACAAAGGTTCATATCAACCTCTAATCCTTTTTCTGCAATATAAACATTTGCTCCATATTTAATTGTTTCTTCTGTCTTTTGTTTGAATAGTGCGGGATCTCCGCTTTTATCTGATAAGTGAATTAGAACGACATTTCTCAATGCCGGGTTATCGTTAGTAGAAATAAATTGAAGTGCCGTATCAAGGCTCATGTGACCTCGTAGGCGGTGTTCGTAGTTCGGCTCGTCCCGGTCTACAAGTTCCATGTCATAGTTAGCTTCAACCATGATATGCTCAATGTTTAGCTTTGAAAAATTGTACTTGCAATATTCCAAGTCAGTCATGAACAATAACTGTCCCATTTCCTCATGCTTGATTAAATAGCCATAACATTCAATTTCTGTGTCATGTGGTACATTGAATGGTGTTACCGAAAAACTGCCGATTTGCCGTACTGTACGCGGTGGAATGGCTATTGTACGTTCTCCGGTAATGGTTTCCAATGCTGTCTGCGTTTCAAAAGCTGTATAAACCGGAATGCCGGCTTTCATAAAGTCTTTTATGTACTGCGCATGGTCTCCGTGTTCGTGGCTCACAATGCAACCGGAAACATTCGAGATTTTCCAATCAACCATCTTCTTGAAATCAAGAAATCTGCAACCGGCTTCAATCGCAAGGATTTCTCCATTGTCTGCAATTAAAGCATAGCTGTTTCCAGATGAACCAGAGCCTAAGACTTTAATTTTCATATTCTCGCTCCATTCTTGGCTTCGTTTCTGCACCAACAATCAATATATCTATTGGCATCGTCCTCTTTTGATACAAGAAATTTTCTGTATCTTGAAAGAAGCGGCTTCATAGAACCTTTATAGACATCAGTATTGATAAAATTCCAAATATCCATATAGATTGTATTAAATTTGCAAGGCGGAACGTATTCCCATACATCTGCATGAACAATCTCAACTTTGCTATTCAACGGAAGTTGGTCTTTTACCAGTCCAATAACTTCCGCTGATTTCTCCACTACTGTAATTTTCTCAATATCAGTTTTATCCTATATTGCAAGCAAAATCATTCCTATGCCAAGACCGCCAATAAGTACATTACCATGTGCATTTGCAACGAATCTCGCATTTGTCCTCTTCTCCATATCCGTGTCAGACATAACGACTTCTATTCCGTGACGGAGACGAATGTATTTTCCACATGGTATTCCGTGAAGCATTGCGTAAAGATTGTTTTTACCTATTTCAAATTTTTCCAATGCATAGTCCCCGACCTTGCGCTCCTGTAAAATATCACTCATGTTCGCATACATTAAAGAACTCCTTTCTTACATCAACAATCTGTCTCGTCTGTCCCAGCAATGCCCGATTATGCTTTGCCCTTCGCTCATTGTCACAGATAAACTGCTTGCAGATTTCCGGCCGCACCGGATAGATTCTGCATTTCTCACAACTCTTGTCTGTGTCAAGAAAAGGACAGGTCATGTCATACGGTCGATTCGCCGTAGGAAGCAGGTGCTTACACTCTTTGATATGGTTCTTACGAATATATCTGTGAATGACATCCACCTCTTTTCTGCTCATAGGTAAGAGGTTGGAACAGCAGTTACCGCATTGGCTACATTTTCCGTCTTTGCAGAAATTGTAAATATTATCTTCCATGCCTTTCTGCACGAACTCTAAATAAGATGAAACTTCCATAGGCTACTCCAATTCTTCCTCTGCCGGGAACTGAAAATATCCATTCAAATTATTAAACTCCACACGATTGCCAGAATCTCTTACCATAACAGTTCCGAAACCGCCTTTCATAAGTTCTTTCATTTCTTTTTCAAAATCCTGCGATACCTCTGCATTGGTGATAAATCGACCTGTATATGCAGTTCTAAGCAATTCCATAGCTTTCTTGGCTTTTTCTTCCGAATTGTATTCAGCCATTTTTGCTGCCGTCATAGAGCTGTTATAGCAATAAATAGCCGCATGCTCAACACCGTCATATTCCCCAACTGCCATAGAAAAAGAACTGATTTCATAAGGCACATCAATTGTGCCATCCTGTGATATAACTCTCATGGCAGCCTCCTAATCTTTCATAAAGTCCGGCAAATTCTCGTCATTCTCTGCCGATTCAACAACTTCCGCTTCGACTGCTGCGCTTTCAACTTCTTTTGCTTCCGCATCTACAACAAAATCCTCTGAATTGGCGTTCTCGGCAATTTCTTCCTGCGTCTGCTGATAAGTTTCATCCATCTGCATAAGAGACTGTTTTGCAATAGCATTGAGGTCCTTTGGGTGCTTCTTGATTGCATTGTTACGCATCTTACGAACAATCATGGATTCCGATGTATCAAGCCATGCAGCACTCATGTATGGTCTTGCAACTTCACAGGCAAGCATATCTTCAATAGTCTCACATTCTAAAAGTGCTTTCAGAACTTCATTTTTCTTTTCTGCGATAGCTTTCTTTTCTTCATCTGTAGCATCATATCTCGTTCTAGGTACAACCTTTCCACTCTTATCTTTTTTTGTTCCAAGTAAACCGAAAGTCTCATTCATCAGATTATTACGGACATGAGCGAAAAGATTTCCTTTTACACTTTCACGTTCTGCAATCATGTACTCGATTTTTCCATCATTCATTTCAACAGGATAAACAACACGGATCACTTTCTGTGACAATCCTTTTTCTTCCCACTCCGGCGGCGTAACTTCAACACCTCTGTGCTTCGGATATGTAAATTCATCCCCTTCTTTCACAAGCCATACTGGATATACCTTTTTAACATCAACACCAAAGTTGCGAAGAAGCGCATCGTTTCCGTCTCCCTCGATTCCCATTTCTACTTCCTTGTACCAGTTTCCATTTGCATCCTGTTTACTTCTCAACTGGAAATAGCACTCTCTTGGTACAGCATTAGCATTAAGCTTAAGGCTTGATACCTGTCCAATAACCTGTCTCAAATTAGAACCATTCAAGTTGCTCATAGCGGCTTTGTTGGATGTAACAAGGTTGTAAATTGCACTCATGGATGCCATGGCACACTGCTTGGAATAATCATCAAACACAAGTCCATGCTCTGCGAAGTCACGCTCCATAAGCCCTGTGTACTGATTAGCATAATAAGAAAGCTGTGTATTCATTTCCTGTTTTCCCTGTGCTGCTACTTCCTGTTTCTTTGTTTCTGCCATAATTACTTACCTGCCCTTTCTGATTTAATGTACTTGATACAATCCACCGTTTCTCCGTCTTCGATTTCCTTATGCCGTCTGTTCAGAATGATGAGCCACTTAAAACTATTGTTGCTAAATCCCATGTTGAATTTGCTTCTGCTCGCTCCCATCACAAACTCCGAATTATCGTATTTCACAATCGAATGTTCCCCTCTGAATGAAACCTGTCCGTTGTCCTCAATGGCATATAAATTTACTGTATCTCCAACGCTCAAATTTTCCCCTGTAATGTCACAAATGTTCGTTTCTTCTCCGATACGTCCGTAGTCGACAGTTCCATCCGGCGGTACTAAATGTGGCTCAAAGTCCACTTCCTTTTCTTCCGGTTCATCACCGGACTTCTTTGTATTGTCCGCATCCTGTAAAATGCGGTTGTAATCTTCTTTCCCAAGCTCGTGCTTTAAAACCTCTAACAGTGACACGAACTCTGCCATTACAACCGGTTTAAAACCGGTTACCTCTACTGTTCCAAAATCTGATTTAATCATAATTTATTCCTCGCTTTCTCCGGCATCTACCGGTTCCTCATATTTCCTCACGACTGCCACCTTATCAGCACCGTAGGTTTCCACCCACTTCATATCCACGGTTTCATCCGTAACCATCAGCTTTGCACCTTTGGCATTTACAACCGTATCACCGGCTTTTACAGAATCATCGGTGCGGTATGTATAGCTTCTGGTGCTGTTTGGAAATTTTGCTTTGATATACTGCATCATTCCCCCTCCTTTTTCACATATCCATTTGACAAATTTTCAAGAATACGCAAAAGTCTTTCGTTTGTTTCTAAGGCTTTTCTAAGTTCTCTTTCAAGGCAATATTTATTGTCCTTAAGCTCATCTACCTTTGCTTGTAAATCCGAGTTTTCAGCCTTCAATTTTTCAATATCATCCATGTACACGACCTCTCTTTCCTTTATTTCTCATATCTTTCTCACAATACGGAAGAGAACAATGTCCGTGTTCCGCAAAATCAAAGAATCCTCTCTTACGTGCATTCTTCCAACGCTTGCATGACATACACCGTGCATCAGGCTGTGTGACGTTGTTTCCAATTCCTACTCTTGACATTTACACTCCCTCGACTTTCAACTGCTTGTCCTCGGACACGCTCAAAAGAATTAACTGCGCGTCCATATCCGGTACGTTGTACTCATTCAGCGATTCTGCGTTATCAACGAAAATCGGTACGCTTACACCGTATAACTCGCTTAACGAACGGATAATATCAAGTCCGGCTACGATTCTGTGACCACTGTTCAAGGTCGAATAAGGCACACCATTCACAGTACATTCACAACAATCTTTAAGTCCGCCATTTAATTGCGTTTCAAAGAGTTTGAAGTTTACGGTCTTGAAGTGACTGTTGATAGATTCAGAAACCTTATCCAGTTTGAAACGAATGAACTCTTCCAAGAGGTAAAGCATCTGTTCCTGATCGGCAACTTTCTGTCCGATTTCTTTCTGCTCTGCCTGCAACTGTGCAATTCTCTCGTCAATTTCAACGTTCATAGAAGCTTTGGCAATGATTTTATTTACTTCGTCAAGCTGGCTCTGCAAATCTGATTTTTCAGCTTTTAAATCATTAACAATCTGATCCGCTCCGTCTGATTCAAGCTTTTCGATCTCTGCCAGTACTTCATTATGTCTTGCTTTCAACTTTGCATATTCCTCATTCTGCGAATAATCAGCTTCTGCCGGAATTTCAGATAACTTCTTTTCGGCTTCGTTTTTCTTTGCAAGTGCCGAATTTTCTTTCGGCTTCAATTCGACCATTTCCTTTTTTAAGGATTCATTTTCAGAAGCAAGCTTTTCAATAAGGTTTTTCTTTTCATATCCAGAATTTACAATTTCTTGCAGTTTTGCAGCATTTGAAGATTTGAACTCGTTCAACGCAAGCATATGTTTTGTTTCCAATTCTGCTTTTGCTTTAGCCTTTTTCATTTCAAAATCTGTCTTTAACTGCTCAATTTTATCTTCTGGCAATTTCTGACCGCACAATGAGCAAACAGTACTATTTTCGTCAAATACCCACTTAGACTCATCAAAGAGATATGGTGCTTCATCAAATGTCTTGGATTTTTCCATATTGTACTGCTCGCCAAGTTTCTTGCGTTCTACCTCTGCTTTGCGAATAGATTCTTCATTGCCGGAAATTCTGCTCTGATTATCAGCAATTTGATTATGTATGTTCTGAAGCTCTCTCGAAGCTTCATATTTCATATCATCATATTCTCTGCTTTTATCACTAAGCTCACGATTCATAGTCTGCATAATGCCGGATAAATCAAATTGCAACTGTAATTCTTCGCTTTGCAGACGATCAAGTGATTTGTCCGCACCGGAAATCTTCTGGTCACATTCGGAAATTTTCCTCTCTAAGTCCGCTTTTGCAAGCTCCTGCTCTGCCACATCAACATCAACCTTAGATTTCTCTGCTTCATCAATACGGACCGGAATTTCAGTCTGCTTCTTTTTCCACTCTGTAAGAGCCTTAGAAAACTTTGAACGAATATCATCTGTAGATGGTGCTTTCTCCAATTCATCAAACAACGGTGCATACTTGGCATCTGTCTTTGCCAATTCCACATCTGATATCTCTGAAACAAGTTTCATCAGAATATCTCTTTGGTCTTTCCATTTCAGAGAAGAGAAATACTGCGGATTGGTCAGCATCTTAAACATATCCTCGCTCTGCGCAAGACCGGAAACATAAGCTTTGAAATCAGCTTCACTCTTTGGATAACCGTCAATTTCAAATGAATTGACATTTCCCTGCAATGCAACAGTATCAGTGCCGCGCTTCTTAACCCAGTTCTGCTTCTGAACCTTGGAAAGCTCTACTTCCTTGCCATCTACATCCAGAACCGCTACAACCTTGATTTCTACGTTGTCAATACGGTTTCCGTCCTTATCTAATGGTCGAACATTGAACTTTTCCTCTCCAGCACTGTTCTTGTTAAAAAGCAACCAGGTAAACGCATCAAAGATAGTTGTTTTTCCTGCTGCATTCTGCCCTTTAATGTTTGTCTTATTCGAGAAATTCACATCAAGGCTCTTGATTCCCTTAAAATTCTCCATGTGTATTGATTTCAAAATCATTTTCATACTGCTTATTCTTTCCTTTCATTCATTAATTTTTTGAAGTAATTTTCGTTTTCGATATAGCCGCTTAACATTGCAACAATTGACATACTCATAGTGAGAGCCTTCGTGCCAGTTTTTCTTATCTGATTTTCATTTTCCCGTGTAATCTCTCTGTGAAGTGAGTTTATATATGTCCTGCACTCAAGCAACTCTTCATATTCTTCTTTAGTAATACAAATACAATCAATGGTCTTCTTTGCCATCATCTACCACCTCGATCCTGCTTGTCGACACATCATATGTAATATGCTTTTCTGTCTCAGTCTCATTAATTTTTTTTGTATATTCTCTACTCTGGATACGACCAAATATCTGAATATGTCCTCCGACTTCAAGTCTCGATACGAACCTTGCATTTCTTCCCCAGGCAATGCATGGAATATAATCTGTTTTTCCATAAGAACGGTTCACTGCAAGCAATAAATCTGCAACCTCTCTACCAAGTGGTGTTACCCGGTAAATAATATCTTTGCAAATATAACCGTCTAAGAAAATCTGATTTGTTTTTATCCCATCATCTACATCATCCAACAGTTCTAATTCCATGACGAACACGGATAAAACAAGATGATTCTTTTCTCCATCGTGCAGGTTAAAAGACCGGAACTGTCCGTTCACATGGATTGTTTTGCCTGTATAATCAGAATTTACATCAATTAGACGATCTGAGATTAAAAGAGGTACATAATCCAGTGTTTCACTTAAGCGTTTTACCGCAACTTCTGCAAGGTAAAATCCTTCTCCGAATGTCTTGTGGCTGAATGTGAAATTTGAAACAATTTCTCCAACAAGCTCTACATTATTATTCTCTATCAGTTTATTCATATTTGAAATTCTCCTTTTCTTGTGCTAAAATAGTCGCAAATAGCTTATGCTATTGCTTGAACTGGAATCATTCTGCTTTGGTCGGTTTGGATGATTCCTTTTCTTTTTCTTCATGAAGCCTTTCTAACTCCATAGTTCTTTTGATGATTTCATCTGCATATTTAGTCCGGTTTTCATATCCCTTTTCCACTGCTCCAGATGTTCCGTTGTATTTCATCAATACGATACTCATATCCTCATACTCCGCAAATAATTCCGCCAGATAGTCACAACCGACAAGGATATTTCCGTATGGATCATAAATATCAGTTACTCCAAGGCGGTTCATTCGCTCTGTATGATATTTTTCATTGATCTGCATCAATCCTTTGCATCCACCATTCGTAGCATCTGCTTGTCCACTACTCTCATGCTCTACGATTGCCATAATCATTTCTGGACAAATATGATACCGATTTGAAATTGTATTAATATAAGGAAGAAACTCATTTGAAATCCAGGTATCTCTCGGTTCTGCTGCTATCATATGTGATATAGGTAATGTCGCCATCAATGTAAGAACCATTATTATGGAAAGAATCTCTTTCAATAATCTCTTCTTCATCCTGCCATCCTCCGTCAATTTTTGTACCGATAAAAAATACACACCATCCGATTACAATTGGAATTGAAAGTATCGGATGCTCGGTCACATCTGCGCACATTGAAATTAATGCTAGTAATGCACCGATAATTTCAATAACTATTGCTATTTTCTTCATAAGCACCTCACTCCTGCCACTTATAGGAATCGTTGGCAATCTCCTCGCCATACAAGCAAACAAAATCTGTTATTAATGCGATAAACTCTGAATTTGTTGGTTTCCCTTTTCTTGCTGAAACAGTGTAGCCAAAAATCTTGTTGATTACATTTGTGTTGCCGTTTGTCCAAGTAATTTCTATCGCATGTCGAATTGCTCTTTCAACCCTTGTGACTTTATCATTGTTTTCCTGTGCGATTTCGGCATAAATACCTTTCACAATACAATTGAGTTTATTTCTATCTTCTAGGCACATTTCAATTGCCAGAATTATATAACCATATCCTTTTATATTATGCTTTACGCCAATCTGATCTAAGGTCTTTCTTATTGCAATATTCTTTTGTCTATCCATGTTTTCTCCTCTTTCTTATCACGATACACAGTAATACATCATCATTTCCTTGATTACCAGTTCATAAGCCGGTCTAAGATCTTTGTCATTGGCAATTATATAAATTTTATTAATCTTATCCAGTTCAGACTTCTTAATATCCGGTCTTTCTTCCAATGCTCTACCCTTTGCTTTTTGAACCCGATCATCAAGACGACAGTTCCTTTTCTGTTTTAACCTTTCATAACTTTCAGTTCTTGCAAGGGAATAATTTTTGCTTCTGCCGTAACCTTTATCAAACTTCGGGCTTTCTGCTATCTGTGCGATACGGTCATTCGCCCATTTCTGAAAACCTTCCGTATCATCGGTTTTCTGAAATGTGTCCACAATTGCATCCTGCTTCTGCTCAATGCGATTCATCTGCTCTGCCTGCCGTTTCTGTTCCAGTTCCATTTTTGCCTGTCCGTCAGCAATGGCATAAAACATCTGCATTTGTGGTGATAACTGTGAACGATTGATTGCCGCTTGCTTTACTCTTTCTTCTATTGTGGTGAAATACTCTCTTGCCAGTTCCGCTTTTTCTCCATTTCCTTTACAAGAAAGTTTCTTTGCAAAATGGGCTGTGAGTTTATAATCTGTTGTAGGGTTAGGATTGAAATTCCGTTCTTCATCTATGACGAACGCCCAATAATCAACGTTTTCCTCCGCAAATTCGTTTTCGGTGATATTGCTTTTGCACCATCTGGAATAGTTGCGGCTGTCCAGTTCCAAGAACTCATACAACTTTTTTGCCGTAGTCATTCCGTTTTCATCAACACCGAGTGCAATCTCAATCGGTGTTTGCGTTTTTGATGGTTCTAATAATTCGTTCATTTACTCTCCTTTCTCCAATTTTCCAAACTCTATAGGTTTTTCATCGCATTTGAATTTTATGCTCTCAATTTCTCCAATTCCTTCCTGTTGTAACTTCAAAATCGGTGTATCAGTTGTAAGTTCAAAAACATTCAAGTCGATTGTAAGCATTGGGATATTGTTTCCCGGAAGCTTTTTTAATTCAAAACTTCTAAGCCCATTGATTGTATGACCGTCAATGAGAAGTTCCATAAAAATTCCATGCTCTCCATTGCACTGTCTGATTTCAATTTTCGATGTGTTCATTTTTCTCCTTTCCGTAGAAGGAATCTCTCAATATCAACATGGAGATAATTGGCAACCTTCTGTACCTTATCCCATGCCGGAGATACATCATTCCACTTACACATGCTCCCTTGAGCAAATCCACATTCGTCTTCAATTTTCCTAATCGGAATTCCTTTTTCTTTTGCTATCTCTTTAATCACGTCGTATAGCAATTTATGTTCCTCCTTTCTTTCAGAGGTTCTGAAAATTTCACTAAAATATATTGACTGTATTCTGAAAATAATCTATAATTTAAGTTGTCAAGTGAAATTACACATTATTTAACAGGCATTTTATATGTCGCTTTTTTATTGCGATTTTTTCAGAACCTTTAATCTCATTATAAGCGATATTTTCAGAATGTCAATATTAAATTTTGCGTTTTTTTCAGAATTTTATATTGAGGTGCATTATGACGCTTAGGGATACCATCAAGGGATTGTGTAAAGAAAGAAACATTTCTCTTAACAAACTAGAAACTGAATTGGGTTTTGCAAAAGGATATGTAAGCAAATTAGATAAGAGCACACCGAACAGTGCCAAAATACAGCAAATTGCTGATTACTTTGGTGTAACTGTAGACTATTTAATAACGGGTAAAGATAATAGATATTCAGATGCTGATGCTCTTTTAGACGTTCGTATTTCAGAGGATTTTGAATTAAAGGAAGCTATAAAGAAATACTATGCGCTTGATGACCGGAAGAAAAAACATGTGTTAGAATTAATTGACTTATTGAGCATTGAACAGTGATTATGTATATATTGATA